GGTCGGTCTTGGCCAGACGACCGAGAAAGCTACTGGCGAAGCAATAAACTTTGCCAAGGGTCTGGAACAGACCGGGCGGTTCACGGATCGGCTCACCGGCATTTTCGATACTCAGAAAATGCAGCAGAGTTTCGCTTATTTCCAGCAACTGCTGCCGACCATCGGCAAGGAATTCAGCGGCACGTTTGCCCGCAACATGATCAAGTATTTGTCGACCGAGAAATACACCGTCAGCGATAGAGCACTCGGCGCGGTCATGCTGCTGGGTGAGGAATACGGCACCCGTGCCGCGGTCGGCTACCATCAGGCCGTCAAGCAACTGTCGGGGCAGGGGCAGAAAAAAGCCCAGCTTGGGTTCTTGGCGCAAGAAAAATTGATTCAGATCACAGGCTACAAGACAGTCGGCAAAGGCAAACGAGCGAAGCAAGCGCCGATTTATGGCGAGTCCGTAGATGACGAATTGTTGCGGACGGATCTGCCGGCGTGGATCGATAAGCACCTCGTTCCAATTCTTGAACGGGAAGCACAGGCCGAGGCCAAGAAGCAAGTCCAAAGCGGCGAGATATCGTCGACTGATTTTGATCGGTTCGTAGAGCAATATAAATCCGATCCGACCAAGATCGCCAAGCTGGCGTACAAGGTCGTCGGAGATCGAACCGCTGTCGAGACGGTGGCGGCATTTCTCGAACGGTCGCAGGAAATCCAGCGGGCACTCAACGAAACGGCACTACGCTCCGGCAAGCCGGAGGATGTTCGCAAGGCAACGCAATTCTCGATCAATATCGCCACCGCTCAGCTGGGCAATCAGTTCAAGGGCGTGCTTGGTACCATGGCTCAATCCATGGCGCCGTGGCTGGTGCCGCAGATGCAGCTTGCTTCGAATAAAATGTCTAAAATCAGCACGGATTTTATGAAGGCGCAGCAGGAAGGCAAAGTTCCGCTCGACGCAATGCTAGGTATAGCTACCGCACTGACGCCAATCGCTATCGGCGGCGCGATTGCATCGGCGGTATCCGATCCACGTAATGCTCCACTAGCGATAGCCTCGATAGGTCTGATTACTGCGGGCCATCTGCTCATCGCGGCGGCGAACAAGCTGGCTGGTACACCAGACGACGCAGCAGCGCCCAGTCCATTCGGCGTAGCACCGACTACACCTGAAGGGTTCAATCTACGGGATTCGGAAAGACAACTGGCCGTACTGAAAGATAAAAAGAAAGCCGCTGAACGAGCAGCAGTAGCACAGAAAAAAATCGTCGATAGCGACGAAAGATTTATGCTGGAGTACGAAAGAAGCAAGAAAGCTGGAACATTCATTGCGCAAGGTAGGCATGACGCGTACATCGCGGCAGTAAAGAGAAAACAAGCGTATGATGCGCAGCGCGGGGGCGCGGATCAGATAGCGCAACTGCAAGCTCAAATAACGAAACTAGAACGTGAAATTATAATCCAGCAAGCAGAGGCGATCACCGGCAAGAAATACGATGAGCAGATGGTCTTGTACCTCGAAGCACGACGGCGTGAAGCCATCGAGGCCGAAGCAGAGCGCAAAAAAGTCAAGGCGATGACGCCGGCGAAGCGCAAACAATACTGGGCCGAAAAAGCGAAACAGGTACCACTACCGAGACCGCGACCACCGGATATCGTATCTGGCAGGCCGACGGAGCCAGTGCCGGTGGTGGTCGAGGAGCCGGTGCCGGTGACGCCGACGACTCCGACGGAACCTCCTGCTCCACTGCGTCTGCCGGATCTGGGTGCACCGTTTTTCGGCGGCAGGCCGTCCCATATACCGGAGCCGGCGCCGGCCAAGAAGACGATTGCACCACGTCCGCTTGGCGAATTCATCGATCTCGATGCTGCCAAGGCGCAGTTCGCCAGTTTTTTCACGTCGGGATCGGCGACCATCGGTCAAAGCGGCACGGTGGTCGGAACGAATGCGGCTGGTACGCTGGAGGGACGCGCCGGCGGCATCGGCGGCGCCATCGGCGACGCGGCTGCCGCACGCATCTCGCAGGCGACGGTCAACATACAAATTCCGAATTTTCCCAGTCAGGCCGACCGCGGAGCACAGAACGTATAACCCATGTCACGTACAGCCTGCGCCGTTGGAAAAGATATCGTCGCCGCCTCGTTCAAGGGCGTGCCGTTCTATTGCACCGAGTGCAACATCCAAGGCGGCCGTCGTGGCGCCGAGGGCGAGTTTCCATTCGGCGAGCAGACGGCCTACTGCGATCTCGGCCGCAAGATCCGCATCTGGGGCCTCACGGCCTACTTCCGCGAAGACAACCATGTTGGTGACGCCCGTGCACTGTTCAGGGCTTGTGAATCGCCCGGGCCGGGCATCCTCGTGCATCCGACCTACGGCGCCACCGTGGCGGCGTGTCGCTCGTGCAAGATCAACGACAAGCTGGAGGAAGAAGGCGGCCAGTCGACTGCCGAGATGGAGTTCGTCGAGGCCAACATCGGCTTCACCGGCATTCTCGGATCGATCTTCGGAATCATCTCCAGCGGGCTGCTGGCGACATCGCAGACATCGTTCCTGCGCGACTACACGCCGATACGGGTGCCGCAGCCGTGGGTCAGGGACGTGGTCGACAAGGCCCAGCATCTTGTCGGCGCAACCGCCACGACTGCCACGCGCGTGCTCAAGCCGGACTCGCCGTCCACCGACTGGCGCGACGTCCTGAACATGCAGGAGGTGTCGAAAGACGACGGGATGGCGCTATCCGCACCGGTCGTCGACGATGCACTGGTCGACGGGTTCGCGATCATCTCGCGCAACATCGTCGACCCCAAGGAAAAATTCACGGCATTCCGTCATCTGGTCAACGCGGCGACCGTGACGTCGAACCTGCCGGCCGGCGCGGCTACCGACAGCGACGAAGCCGTGGTCAGCCGGCATCGGCTGCTGGCCGCGGTCGGCATGGCCGAGGCGGCCATGGGCCGCAAGTACAAGACCATCGACGAATGCCTCGCCGCCATGGATACGGTCATGGCGGTGTTCGAAGACGAGGCTAAGCTGGCCTATGCCGAATGCGACAACAAGCTGTTTCTGGAAATCAAGAAGTACGCCACCGAGTTCGCCAAGATGATGCACGACCTGTCGTACCGGCTTCCCAGCAAGATAATCGTCAACTTCTCCGGCGGCGTGCATCCGCTGGTCGCCGCCTACGCGATCTACAACGACGCCAAACGGCATCGCGAGCTTGAAGAGCGCAACATCGTCGACGCCAACGGACGGTTCGGCATGCTCGTGTCGGGTATCGCCCCGACATGATCCCGGTCGTTATCACGGTCGGCGGCATGGCACTTACGACTTGGACCGAAATGACGTTGCAGCGGTCCAAGGATGAGATGACCGGATCGCTCAATGTCACCATCTTCGCCGGCGCCATGCAGTCCGGTCCGATGGTCGCCATGGCCAAGGCCGGTGCCGACATCAGCGTCTACATCGGCGGCCAGCTGGCGTTCTGCGGCACGGTCGACAAGCGTGAAGGCAGCGGCACCAAGAAGGGCAGCAAGGGCGCCGACGAGTCCAACAAGAAAACGGGCAAGGGCAAGGACGCCAGCAAGGCCAGCAGCAGCGTCAGCATCGGTCCGAACGAGTACACCATCAAGCTGTCGGCTCGCGGCAAGACCAAGCGGTTGATCGATAGTTCGCACCAGCATCCGACTACCAACATGATGCGTCCGACCACGAAGGAGGTGGTCGAGAAGCTGGTGCAGCCGTGGCAGGTACAGGTCGAATGGAAAGGCAAGATCATCAAGCTCGACAAGGTGCGCTTCCGCGACGGTGCGCGGGTGGTCGACGAACTGCATCGTGTGGCGCTGGAGAACTGCTACTTCATGTACGAGACCCGCGACGGCAAACTGCGGGTGACCGACGGCGTCGGTACGGACTCCGGCGCCGGCGAGCCGCTCATTCTGGGGCAGAACATCCTGAAGTTCTCGGCGGAGCAGTCCGAGGACAAGGCCAAGTCCGAGGTCAAGGTCAAGGGCCAGCGCACCAAGAAGGAGATCTGGGGCCGGAAGGCGCTGAAGGATACCCACACGACGGTCAGGAATGCCAAGGTCAAGAGCAAGAACCTGCTCACCGTGCAGCACTATGGCGATGCGACCAAGGAAGAGCTTGAGCGTCGCGCACGGTTCGAGATGAACAAGCGCAACAGCGCCAGCCAGAAGATCACCATCGATGTGTTCCACGTGCAGTCGAAATCGGGTGCACCGTGGGACGTCGGCAACTGCCACTACGTCGAGGTACCGCCGGAGGGGATCTTCGACATGTTCGAATGCACGGCGCTGACCTACCACGTCGACGCCGAGAAGGAGATCAAGACCACGCTGACGCTGTCGCCGCCGCCATCGGGCGGTGCCGGCGGTGCCGGTGGTGGCATGGGCGGTATGGGCGGCTTTGGGCTGTCCATGCTCAACATGGGCATCGGCTTGGCCCGGCGCAGTCAGGCCAACATACCAATCGTCGAAGGGCAGTATCCCGATCCGTGGACTCCGCCCGTGCTGAGTGTGCTGCCTCTCATATCGCTGGTCGAGGCGGCGGCCAAGCCGCCGACTCCTGCCGAGAAGGAGGAGCAAGAAAAACTTCGACAAACGCCGCCATTGACACTTCCCCCGTGGTTTGGAGAGGAAACCTCATGACATTTCTTCCGTACACCGCACGATCAAAGGATGTTCAGGACGGCACCGAACGGCATGTCTGGCACGAACTTAAATATGAATCCGCCGGCGCCATCATCAAGGTCAAGGGCACCGACACCGAGGACGAAGAGGCGATGGTGCTCAACATCGCCGGGGCCTCGTTCAAGCTGAAAAAGGATCACGACACCGAGGTTTTCCTGCTGTCGTCATCGAGCGACACGCAGCTGAAGATGGCGGTGCTGACGATCCCGAAGGACAAGCAGCGGCGCTGGCCGGAGAACGAGGGCGGCATCCAGCATCCGACCGATCCGGACGTGTCGGTGCATTTCTCCGACAAGATGACGCACGTCACCAAGAACAAATTCGGTGTCGGCGAGAAGGGCGAATTCGAGATCAACGGCGACCAAGGCGTTTTCCGCGTCAGCAAGCTGATCGTCGACGGCGAACTGGTCGTAAACAAGCGAGTGATAACTCCGGAAGTAGTGGCGGGCAGTCAGGCACCTCCCGGTTTTCAGGGCAACAAGCAGGAGCCAAAGCAATCCAGTGGCAACGGCAGCAAGCCTGCGCAGTTCGAACTGGATCTCGGCGATGCTGACTGATCCATGCTTCGACCAGAACACTGGTCGGCGCCGGCGGTTCTGGACGACCCGGGTGGATGTATGCGGCAGCTACACGGTGTGTGGCCACGACTGCACGATTCCGGGTCTGGAGTACGAGGAGATCGCCGACGATGCCGACAGCGGCTATCGCACCATCAAGACCGAGGAGTGGCTGCAAGGGCTGATCCTCAACATCCTCAACACCCGGGCACGCACCGATATGCGCTGTCCGACGCCGGCGGCGACATACGGCCACTGGTCTGAATCATATCGCGACGACGACTTGTATATCGGTTCGACGCTGTGGAACGCCGCGGAGAAGCCGTACATCCGAAACGCCGATGCGTTGAAGGCTATCGCCACGGCGGTCCGGTCCGACATGGGAAAACTGACTGCGCTTGGTATCGCTGAATCCGTCGAAGTCGAATCCACCTACCGCGGTTCCGGCATGGTCGAGGTGATCGTGACCGTTATCACGACTACAGGCCGCAGCCGCATCAATCTATCCGGCAGCTTCGTATCGGAAACCTGGGTCTGGCACTGATGACTTGCACCATCCCACGTCCGGACCCGCAGGAACTGTTCGATCATCTTAAGAACACGTTCTCGTCGACCGTGCTCGGCGGCGGCAAGGTCTATCCGGAATCGAACGAGTGGTACGTCATCAGCAACGACTACGCCGTTGCCGAACAGTTCTACGCCATCGCCGACCAGATGTGGCGCGAGCGCAATCCGGAGACGGCCTGCTGCGAGAACCTGTACATCATGGCCGCGCAGCACGGCGTGTTTCCGCGGCCGGCAACGCATTCCGAAGGCTACGCCAAGCTGACGGGACTACCCGGGTCGGCGGTGCCGCCGTCGCTCGAAATCCAGACGGAGCGCGGCATCTACATATCGGTCGGTACCATTCCGCTGGCCATACCGGCCTCCGGTAATGTCACGATCAGGATCCGTGCACTGACGCCCGGGCCGGAAATGAACGCCGCCGGCGAGATCACGACCGGCACGCTGACGACGTCGGCCCCCGGCATAGAAGATGAAGTGATTATCTGCGGCGGCGCTTTCTGCGGCGGTGCCGAGGCCGAGGACTGCGAGGCATTCCGCAAGCGTTATCTGGATCGTCTGGCCTACCAGCCAAAGGCGACGATGGCGTGGCTCCAGCAGCTGCTCATGGAATTCCCCTGCGTCACAAGAGTCTGCGTTCGCGAAGGCAGCTGCTGCCGCTGCAATGCCGAGTGCAGCGAGTGCGGCTGCAAGAACTGCGGCAATCGCATGGAATTCTACGCCATGTTCGACGATACGTTTCCGTGCGGGATTCCTCCGCAGCATATCGTCGATGACATAACGACGTGGCTGTTCGGCGAGCATCAGGGCTACGGCGAGGGTCAGGTCGAGATCGGCGTGTGCGGCTCGATCCATGTACCGATTCCTCTTATGGTCAACGTCATCATCGACATCGCAGGCTGTCCGTCGGCGGCACAGAAACAGATCATCGTGGATCAGATCACGGCACTGTTCAAGCGCATCTGCCCGTCGAAGGATCTCTGCGCCAAGCAGCTGGAACTGATCATCGCGTCGGTCATCGGTGCCGAAACAAACGCCGCGGCGCGGTTCGAGGTCGTCGGCTACGAAGACGCCAAGCCGCCATACCCGCGAGAACTCGTGTACGCCGATCACTGCTGTCTTTATCCGGAATGCGATGTGCTGCCGTGCTTGAACGAGGTCAGCTTCGTCAATCCCGACATGAAGAAGCCGCCATGCTGATCCCGGTACTTCAGATCAACAAGAATTATGCCGAGGCCGAGGCCGTTTCGGACAGTCTATTGGAGAGCTATGTTCGCGGCGGCAAATTCGATAAAAGTCTTTGGGTCAAGCTGATCGAAGCTGCCAAACACGCCACCGATAGAACTTGCGGCACGTGTAATATGTGCTGCTATGCACTCAGCATCGATGAGCCGTTGAATAAACCGGCCGGGGACATGTGCAAGAATTGCGCCCCCGGTGTCGGCTGCAAGATCTACGCAGACCGTCCTCCGGTTTGCAGCGACTACTACTGTGCTTGGCTGGCCGATGATTTCTTCGGCCCGGAGTGGTTTCCGGCCGAGAGCAAGATACTCATTCAACGCAGCACGGGCGATGAGAAATTCGCGTCGTATCGTTTCATCGTGGACGAAGGTTACAAGGACCGCTGGCGCGAAGAGCCGTATTTTTCGACCATCAGGCAGGTTGCCGACATCGGTTTGAACAAGAAGCATTTTGCGACCACTGTTTATGCAGGTAACGAGGCTTTTGTGGTGCTGCCGCACATCGCCGTCAATGTCACCGGACACGCGTTTATACCGATCAGGGTCGGTCCGGGACGATATGACTGGGACGTGACCTTGTTCAAGGACGAGGCTGACGGCATAAAAAGTTTTTTGGCCAGCACCATGCAAAACAAAAAAGCTGCGTGATGCTGACCTCCGACGGTTGCACCGAAGTTCTGACATCGGATCAGCCCAGCTGTTGCGCACCGCCGCTGTGCGGCAACGATCTGTGCTGCACGTTCGTGGCGTTCTTCAACCTGCTGCCGTCAGGCCCGCTGTGGGACTACTGGAAGGCCGCGGCGATCAGCTATTTCGAGAGCCACGACGATCCGGCCGAGTGTCCTTTGTTGAAAGACCCAGCCTGCCCGTCGCTGGTGCTGCATGCGATCTATTCGGTGCTGAAATTGAAGGCCATGATTCATGGTGCGCTGTGGCCGGCGTTGCGCGAGAGCAATCCGTATACGGCGACCACGACGCTGGATGATTACCTTGCGCGTCTGCAATGGGAAGACTGTTACGCCCAGCACTGCCGCAGTGTGTTGCTGGGAGAACTAACGCCCTATGAAGTCATGAGCGATTGCGGACCATTGTTCTGCGAGCCGAACTTTCCGCCTGAGTTGGTCTGTGCAGTCAAGCGCAACATCGCGATTGCGCTGACCAGAGCGAACATGGGCGTGATCAAGAATATCTGCGGCATCAACTGGGTCATCGAGCCGCTGGGCGCCGAGATCAAGCCGATCTACCTCGTAGCACCGACTCCTCCTATCGTGCTGCCGTGCGATCCTTCGGTCTGTCAGGGCGTTGCATTCGAAGTCTGCCAGACCCGCGACTGGCTGGCGGGCTGCGATGACGGCGACGTCTGCACGACGCAGATGCCGCCGCCGAAGATCCAAGCGTACTGGGACTGGGGCTGCGACCGGCCAGCGGGTCTGCCTGAACAGATATGGCCGGGAGTGCTGGCAGCGGAATGCATCGTGCGTTCGATGGTGCCGCCGACCTGTCCGACCAACATCACGAACTGCTGTAGCTGAGAGAAACCATGCCAAGCATCTTCCCTGAAACCCTCGCCGGCGGCATCGTCATCCGCGATGCCGGCGGTGTTGCGCTCAATCCAGCGAACGTGGAACGCGCGTACTCGCCGCTGCCGGCGTTCATCTCGACCTGCCTGATCACCGCGCTGCCGTCCGACTGCACGGCGCGGGTCGAGTCGAAGCAGATCAACGCCATCGTCTCCGAACTGGTGAGCTTCGCCGAGTGTCTCGATCCGAACGGCCCATGGGATTGCGGCTCGTATAAGAATCTATG